GCTGAAGCAGAGGAGAAGTCAGAAGATGAAGAAACAAAAGATTGAGCCAGCAGGGAGTAGAATAACTCCTTGGGAAGATAGAGTAAAAACAGTAGCAGAAGTAGATTCAAAATTCAGTGAAGAATTAACAGAAATAATGTCATCCATAAAAAGATTATTGATGAGAAAGAACAGTCAATATGGAGATTCGATATTCAATCCCGTTAGAGTATTCTCTAAGGGAGACCCCGTGGAGCAGATACGAGTAAGGATTGATGACAAGATTAGCAGAATGAATAGTTCACCTCACGAATATATAGAAGATACAGTAACCGATTTAATAGGATATCTTATAATGTATCAGATGGCTATGAGGAGAGACCGTGCGCTTCGGAATAAATGATATGATTGACTTTTTTTCGTCTGACCCAGATGTAACAGTAATTACAGATGACGGTGACGGACCAAAAGATAAAACATTAGAAGCAATTAGAGATAAGGTGAACGGAGCGATACACTTTAGAGATGCGGCGTGGAAGCGGTATCAACAAGCAGATAAAGAATTAAAAAGAGCACAAAGGGAGTTGGATGTATATGAGTCCCATAACGAATATGACGAGAAATGAAGAATTCCTTTATGTATTAACATTTCTCTGTGGTCTAGCGATGTGGTGGTGGTTTGGATGAGAAAAACAACATTAGCAGATTTAGATAGATATTTCGAAGGGTGTCACGTGATGGGAAAGCGAGACCCCATACTAGAGAATCACGAAACTAGGATGTTAACCACATTACTGTGGGGATTGATGGGAAAGTCAGTGTGCATACGTGGAGAATCAGGTAGCGCAAAAACAAAAATACTAAACGCAGTAACAGCATTAATATATGGAGATAGTGGTTTAACTGGAACTAATCCAGATGTTTTATGGTTGAATTCATCTTCAGCTAAGGGACCACTCACTCCAGATAATGCAGAAAGAATGAGTAAATCATTCAGATGCGTTATTCCAGAACTACAGAATATACTAACGTCACAAAATTTAGAAGCAATGCTTAAATTGTGGATGGAAGAGCGACCTTATATATATTCTAGAAACGAATTAGGTAGAAAAACGGTAAGAATCATACTAGAACCCAGACCAGTATTAACTAATCTGGCCGATGGAAATGAACAGATTCAGGACCTGCCTGTAGAGATGAGAAGAAGAGTTATAAGCTTACCTACTCAATCAAATAAAGAATTAAATAATCGAGTACATCATCAGAAAGCAATGAATAGAATGCTACCCGATGAAAAGTTGGTTCATTTAACTAGAATGGAAATTAGCAACTTAAGAAATAGAATACTAAAGAGTGCATCATTATCTCAACGAGTTATAAATCCGGGAGCAGATGTAATTAGAACAACAATACCGACTAATTATACAGCATCCAACACATTTATAGAATACTACTTTGATGTAGTAGATGCAATTACTAGATTCAATTACACTGACAGAGTAATGACAGATAAGTATCTATTTGCAACACCAGAAGACAATTACATTGCGTTTATATTAGCCGGAGATATATTCAGAGATATGTCAATTGGTATAACACCAATAGGAAAATACATAATAGATTTCGTACCGAAGGCAGAAGTTTGGGGTGATTTGGTGAGTGAAAAGGAATCGGACGCAGTACATATAGATGAGATAGTAGATTACTTATCCGACCAAGGGATATCTAGAACTAAGAAATTAATAAAAGAGACAATGAATAAATTAGTCGATACAAACTTTGTTCGTCAACTACCGAAGGGAGATAAATACTACCGAACTCAGGATTTCGATTTCTCACAGTCAGTTGATTGGAAGGACCTTATCGTTACTTCTATATCACATATGGAAACTGAATTTCCAAAGTTGGCAAAAGATTACCAAAGCAATGAACTTCATTTATATACACATCCTTTCACAGGAAAAGAAGACAATCTACCTATGACAATACAAGTATACGGAGGAGCTATATGAAACAACAAGAATTTGATGAAATATATGAACTATATGAAAAGAACATAGTAGACATCGAAGATGAACATTATGAAAAGTTAGTAGATGTACTTAATCAACCAAGAACATTGAAGAGCAATAAACAAAGACGTACATTCTATGCATCAGACGCATCCAAATGTCAACGACAATTAGGATGGGCTGTTTCAGGAATCGACCCAAGCAATCCATTTGATGAGCCACACTCATTAAAGATTTTTGAGTTGGGTGATGCGATACACGAAACAATAGATGCTAGATATAAGAAAATATATGGCTGGAAAATCTACGATGAGGTTCCGGGCGAGATATATATACCCAATAAAGGAACCAAAAATAAAAATGATTTCCTTTTAAGCTACAGAGTAGATGGTCTTATGATACGTGATGGAGGAGAGGATATATTAGGTATAGATACAGATAGAATATTACTAGAATATAAAAGTATAGCTGATTTCCCATTTAGTACAGGAAAAAACAAAGACGGTAACGTATATTGGTATGGAGCTAAAGATGTACCTAAGACGGACCACTTCGCACAGCTTCAAATAGGTATGCACGGAGAAGGAGCAGAGTATGGAATACTTCATTACTATAATAAAAATGACAGTAAAGAAGCTATCCATCTGATAAAATATGACGCGGAATACACCAATGCTTTAATAGAAAAACTATGGAATATACTAGAAGAAGCCAAAAAAGGAAACACAATGGATAGACCATATGTAGCATATCCAAATAAGAAAAAAACGGGACTACAAAAGAGTGCGACTATTGACGGAAAGGTACATAAGAGTGATTGGCACTGCTTGTACTGTAATTTCCGAGATAAATGTTGGGGATTAAACGGATTTGAGGATATAGAATAAAATGATGATTGATGAAAGAGATATGTGGAGCAGTCAAAAGATGTTCTTAATGAACGTTGATTACTATCTTGACCCAGTAAGCCACAATCCAGTCATAAGATTTTTTGGAAAGACTCCAGAGGGAGAATTTGTCATAGTAACAGAGAAGAATTTTAGACCATATTTTTACGTGGCTAATCCATCTAAATATGACGAAAGAATGATAAAATCCGGAGGAGCTAAAATAGTAGACAATCTTGATTTAGAATTATATCAAGAAAAGGTTAGCTGTGTCAAAGTAGAAACTAGAACTCCATCTCAAGTTCCTAAGTTGAGAGATAGATTGGAGCGTAAAGGAAAACAAGTATTCAGTGCAGACATTTTATTTCAACTAAGATATCTATATGATATGGACGTTGGAGCATTTGTAAATGTACATTATAATGAAAATGGAATACAAGAAATAGACAGAATAGAACCATTCGAACCAGAGTTAAATGTATTAACCTTCGATATTGAATGTAGCCTTAGAAGCAGAGAAGTATATTGTATAGCGGCTCAAATAAACGATAGAGATGGTGTAATATTTACAGATAAGAATGGCGAGAAGGAAATGATTGACGAATTCGTGCAGTTCGTGAGGGATACCGACCCAGATATAATCACAGGATATAATATCTATGGGTTCGATATACCCTTCCTAATGGAATGCGCGGCTCGCAATAATACTGAATTAGGAATAGGAAGACAGGGAGAAATCCCTTGGTCTCGTGAAGACCACAAACGAAATTTCAAGACTTGGTTAGTCACTGGAAGAATATTCGTTGACACGTGGCAACAAGTGAAACAAGAGTTGAAACCGATACAAGAAAGTCTAGGTTTCGTGGGCGAACTCTTAGGTGTAGGAAGCAAAGACAATGTTGATGTCGCTCGAATTGAAGATGAATGGAAGAATCGTCGCTCTGTAGTTATGAAATACTGCAAACAAGATGTGAACGTTACTTACAATGTCTTCAATCACGAGAAGGTAGCATCATTGAAAAAGGCACTAGCTTTGTCTAGGGCTAGCGACCTACCACTTGAGCATTGCTTCGCCCCCGTAACTTCACGAATTGTCGATTCCCTACTCATCCGACGCTTCGACAAGGCTGGCTTTGTAGTTCCTCAAAATAATTGGGGAGCCAAAGCCAAGCCAATAAAAGGAGCTCACGTATTTGAAGTAGAAAATCCGGGTATATATAATAACGTCGGAATTTTCGATTTTAAATCTATGTATCCAAGTATAATGATAAAGAACAATATTTGTCCTACATCTTATACTAAGGAGGAAACTACTGAATGCGTGCGCTCCCCATTGGGAGCCTTCTTTAAGCAGGATAAGAAAGGAATTGTACCAACAGTTCTACAAGAGTTATGGACGTGGAGAGACAAGACCAAAAAGAAGATTGAGAACGTTGGAGACTACTATGATAGACTTCAGTACTCAATCAAAGTTATAATGAATTCCTTCTATGGAGTTATGGCCAGTGACTTCTATAGATTTACAAATCCATTAATTGGAGGAAGTATCACAGCCTTCTCTAGAGAGGGAATTAAATCCGCATACGCGGAATTGGAAAATAGAGGTTTAAATGTAATTTATGGGGATACAGATTCTGTGTTCGTCCATTTAAATACTAAAGATGACCCCTTTTATATAGCCAAAGAATTATCGAAGGACGGAATGGAAATGGAAGTAGAGAAAATATTACAATCTTTCTTTACACACGGAGCAAAGAAGAGATATGCCGCACTAGTAGAATGGCCTAAAGAGGAATTTTATGTGATGGGTTATGAACTAAAGAGAGGAGATTCATTTAAACTACAGAGAGAAATACTTGAAAAAGTATTAAGAACAATATTGGATAATTCGCCAGATGATGCATTGATGTATGC